CTAGTGAGATTGCAGCGCGGCTTTCACAGCCGTAAGCGAATAACGGCCTTTAATATCTTTGAATCTATGTTCTTTGGCTAACTTCTTAAATGAATGGTAGGATAAGCCCGGTATACGTTCACATAACTGAGTAATGTTAAGCAGCTCATCGCCTTGGGCTGCTAAAACTTTAGTTACTGCATTCTCACATGCCTTTTCGATGACCTGAGCCAATTCGGATGCAGGCATAGAAACAAATTTAACTTCTGTCATGCAGCATCTCCTCCCTTATGTTTACAGCTATTCACCAACTCAGTAATTTTTGTTAACCCATAAGCTGTGATTCGCATATGTAAATGAACTTTCTCCTCACCAGTATTTTTATTTATGATTACTGGTGATGGGCGATTGATAAATATTCCTGCCTCTCGTTTTGTTGAGTACGGTTGTAGACGTCCATGCTCTTCTCGATAAATCCATTTTTTATCAATTAATAGACTTATTAGTTTGCGTTCACCGATATTAATAGTTTTTGCACATTCGCGTATAGTGTATGTGCCATCAGTATTAGCTATAGTTTCAAGTGCTTGCGCTTTTGGCTCTAATAACTCAACCTTTGACTTTGCTGCCGCTAACTCTTTTGTTTTTGACTCTAAAATATTGTTTGCAACTTGAAGTGCCTTAGCCATCAATATTTCTGGTGAATTAACTTCTTGTCCAACAATATACCCACCATTTTTACGAATGCTTGGCAATACATCAGAAGTAACCCATTTCTTAAATTGCTTAGCTTCAGGTTTACGGCTTGTTAGAACTAAAGAATAAAGACCAGATTCATTAACTAAATTAGTTGGTCTGTGGTTACCCTCGATAGTATCGAGGGTAACTTCATCATTATCTAATCTACGTGCTGCATCACTTGGATTGCCAATCTCTAAAACATTACAAACATCAGAAAGAACAAACCAAATTTCACCATCCTCTTTTACAATGGTGCGGACTTCGTTTTGATTGAAGTTAAAAACAGATACATTGTTCATCACTTAATCTCCTCAACCTTTTCAGCAATTTCCTCCAGGATTCTCCACCCATCCAATCTGTGAAGCGGTTCCTGTACTCCACTGGCATCACATTGCTGCTGAACTATCTTTTCAATTGCCACTACAACTTCTCTAGTTCTTGGTACAACAATGTGATTCTCTGGCACCGCCTGAGCTTTGGCTTTTTCTAGCTCTGCATCACGATGCTTTGCACATCTAAGCCAAGCATCCCAACGTCTATTCATGTTGCTTATTTCTTTCTGAGCAATTTCAGAAGGATTGTTTGATCTAGTCATAAACAGTTCATGCTCATTACTAAAAATAATGTCTCTTCTTCCTTTGTAATATTGGAAGGTATTCAGAAAAGCCTCTCTTTCCTTATTCAAATCTAACATTAGCTTTCTCCTCAAACTCGCAATGGCATCAATAGGCCGTGTACGCCGTCCACAAATTCCACATAAGTTGAAGTAGTGGCACCAGATGGATAAAAGAGAGGGAATCGGCAATTAAGAATTTTGGAGCATTTCGCGAAGTTGCTCACATATTCTAAATTCCACTGTACAAACTCTTTAGGGGGTTCGGTCGGTTTTGGAATATCAACACGGCTTATATCTGGAAACTTGCCGTCAATTGGTCGGAAGAATTCAAACATCCCATTTTCGTAATCCAGCAACCAAAATTCATCATCAATTTGGCTTAAAGTGATAGTCTTTACTTTTGGGTTATTACCGACCTTTTTAATAAAAGATTTAACTATTTCAATTGGGATAATCACCTCTAAATCTTTTACTTCTGGAGCATCACAAATAAGAGCACAGTGACCATTTGTGGCAGCCATCATTCCATCTTTAACCAACACGCCCATTAAGTAGAACCTTACTTCACGATGTGCAGCAAAAAGGCTTGTTGCTTGAAGATGCTTATAAGTTAGGGTTACTTGCTTCTTAAAATTCATGGTCGCACCTCATTTTTATTTGCAAACACATTGGCAAACGTACTGCCCGCTAATTCTGGCAAGATGTTATTGGCTTCCTCAAAGGCGATAGCTCTTGCTGCTGCTTGCATATCTAATGTCATAGAATCGTGGTACTTCTTCCATTCCTCTTTAGATCGGCGCTCTAAGAAACTTCCTAGCAAGTGAATGATTTGTTTTATTGCGCTACTGGTTTTTTTGTATCGAGCATCTGTCTCCAGTAGGTCAATAGTTGCTACACGAGCCAAGTCCAAAAGCTGGTCATATGGAAGATCTTCAAAATCAATTTCAAGCAATTGATCTGCCTTTTTTAGATCCAAGTCTTTGCTTGGGCTGATTAACCTTTGTTTCACATCTTGCGGGCTGATCTTATGTGCAAGCCCATTCCGTCTAAATCGAATTACATTACTCATGATCACGCCTTTAAATGATTTTCAAATTCTTTAAAAAGTTGGGTAGCTGCTTTATTCATTTTCCTGTCATACGTGATATGCACGTTTCTTGGAAAAGCTTTGTTGACTGTGGCGCAATAAAACTCCATACGCCCACATGGTCTAACAATTCCGCGATACCCAATCTTTGTAAGCCACAATAAAAACGCCTTAAAAAGAACCTCCCTAGAGAGGTCGGCGTAATTAACGCCGTCCGTCATTTTTAAAACCTTCTGTAAGTGTTTTAGAGATGGCTGCATTCGCTGGAGCTAAATGATTTGTGTTGATTTCTTGCTTCTCTGGGACAACCTCAAGGTGTGTAATATTATTTTTCAGCTCATCAAGTTGGTATTGACCACCAGTTAATTGAGCAAGCTCACCGTTGTGATAATCCTGAGATAGATCTGCGTGTGTTTTGGCAATATCAATCAAGCGAAAAGTTTTATCAAAAGCAAACTTACTTAAGTTATGGTCCTTAAGTTTTTCAACAAGACTTAGCTCAATTGCAGAGAGTAGGGCGTTTATATCGCCCATATCATTTTTCGCTTCGCTACGTGCTGTAACAAGATCATCCACAGTCACGCTTTTGTTTTCTGGAAAAAGTTGTGAACTAGTACGCATGATTATTCCCCTTTATTTTTAAGTGAAGCTAAGCGCTCTTTGTGAGCATCAACCAATTCTTGAAAGCGTTCGCTTGTTCTACCATCAAGCTTCATCAATCCTTGCGTAGACATAACGCCAGAATGAATTCTAAAGCGGCGTTTAGGCATTGTTTTTTCAAAATACAACTTTGCTATCAATGCATCTTTTAGATTGAAATAGAGTGCTGATGATGTTGTAATCTCATTTTCTGAATCATCAAAAGATTGAGCAAAATAGTAATGACAGCTTTGACTTGTGTTTTTTTCTGCTTGCCAAATTAAAACGTCCTTGTAATTTGGGATTAGCTTAACTAGATCATCTTCAGTCATTTTTTCAACACTCAAGTTGATCAAACGGAATTCATGTTGATTAAGCCAAACACGCTCCCACATTGGTGCACCTTCATCTTCAAAATCCAAGATTGATTTAGGAAAAGCACCATAACTTATGTAGTAACAAATTTTAGGGTTTTTGCTTTTTAAGCTTTCTAGCTTTCTTTCTGCTTGATCAAGGTGAAAGAATGGACGATTTATCACGCCGAATGGATAAACCTCTTGGCCTTGTATTTGAATTGAAAAATAATGACAGAAGTCCTCATCAAGCAACCACGCGTCAATTTGGGCAAGCATCTTTTCAGGAGTCTTGTTTTTGTTTGATGAGCGAAGGTATGGGTTAATGCAGTCTTGTTGACTAATATCTGTAATTTGGTTCATAATAAAGCACCAGTTATAGCGATGCAGCTCTGAAATTTTGGTAGAGGACAGAGAAAGCATCTAGTTAGAAAATCAGCTCCACAGTGTGGGGCTTTTTGTGTTTGTGAAATTAGGTTAACTTAAATTAACTAAATGCGTCAATAATTATTTTTAATTTATTTTAGTTAATTTTTTTGATAATAAAAAACCCACAAAAAGTGGGTTAATTTTATAAACAATTTTTTGTTATTGGTGTGAATTTGCTAGTAAATATCCCTATAAAGCCCCACTACTTTTCCGACGAGCCTACAATCTTCTGATAGCTTTATAATTTTATCAGGCCAGTCAGGGTTTAATGGCTCAAGAAATTTGCTTGTACCTTCTCCCTCGATTATTAATTTCTTAAAGGTTGCTTCCGAGTCGCCAGCACATGCGACAATTACAAGATCATCAGTTTTTAGATCAAATGTCTGTATGTCTGGGTTTACATAAATTCTGTCACCGGGTAAGAAAGTTGGCGCCATTGAGTATCCAACAACTTTTAATGCATATCCATTTTTTCCACATCTACGATTTGGGGGAAGGTATTCCTCAATTTCAGTATCTTTTAAAACAGTTTCAATGGGGCTAAAAGAACCTGCTGCAACCCACGATATCACTGGAACAGGACGACCATCTGATGGTATCTTTTCACTTAAAATAACATTATTGTCCAGTTTTTCTTCAGTACCATGCATTAACCAACTATCTGAAACACCAAATAATTCTGCTAATTTCTTAAGCGAGTCGGTCTTAGGTACATTTTCTCCATTTATCCATTTTAATACTGCTACTTTTGACTTTCCCGTTGCCAAGGCTAGGTCTACTTGTCGTAACTTTTTTTCTTTCATTTTCTGAACAATTCTTTCATGTAATTCCATAACAATATTCGCAGTGAATTGGTTAACTTATATTAACACACTATATTGAAAATAAAATCCCAGCATGATAACTTAAGTTAACTTTATGGATAATTTAAGTTAACCTATGAACCTTCAAGACTTATTGGACTACCACGATTGTAGCTCAAAACAGGAGCTATCAAAAAAGATGTTGGTTTCTAGAATTACCTTATGGAAGTGGGAAAAAGAAGGAATTCCGCCAAGAACACAGGCCTTTTTAGAAATTAAATCAAAAGGGATTTTAAAGGCGGATTTACTTAGCAAATCGAGTCAATCGTTAAATTAAAAAAACCGCCATCTGTTACAGCAGAGGCGGTTTTGTGTTTTGGAGCAAACCAAAATGAATGAACAAATCTTAGCACAAAATTCAGACTGTGCAAGCCCATATGATGATGAGGATCAAGTCCTTACTCAATGGCAAATTGATCATGACGCATATGCAGACTCAATAGCTGAGTACAAGGAATCTCGCAAAGAACTTGAAAAGGCTTTGGGCGTTCAAAAAGATTTCAACAAAACTTCCCATCCAATTGGGGAGGTTATAGCGGACCTGCAAAAACACGCTCACCTATATGCACTTTTGAATCGATTTAAGAGCGCTGTAATTAACCGTCTAAGAGCAAAGGATAAGTTGTAATGCACTACTACGAGCGAAATATTGGTGATTATTACCGCAAGGCTGGAAGATTAAACATTTTGCAGCATGGGGTTTATAACTTGCTCATGGATGCCTGTTACGACCGTGAATCGTTCCCAACGCTTGAAGAGGCTATTGAATGGGTATGGGCGGAAACTGAGGAAGAAATTGACGCTGTTAAATTTGTACTTAAGAAGTTTTTCAAATTAAATGAGGATGGGGTTTATATTCAAAACCACATTAAAGAAGAGCTTGAAAAGTATAGAGCCTTCCTTGCTAAACAAGCAGAGAATGGCAAAAAAGGTGGTCGCCCAAAGAAAAACCCAAAAAATGATTCTGGTAATAATGGGAATGATTTTGATAATTCTGGCTTTAAAAATGAAAGCCAAGACAACCAAAATGAAAGCGAATTAAACCCAGAAAAACCCAAAGAAACCCAAATAAAGCCTAAACCATCTAACCATCTAACCAACGAACCATCTAACCAAGAAAATAATATATGTCCGCCTAACGGCGAACCCGTGCCTGCTGAAAAACCTAAAGAGAATTTCAAGAATGAGATTCAAGAGGTTTTCGAGTTTTGGAAAGTGACGTTTAACAAGAATAATCGAACCATTCTTGATAACCAGCGCAAATCCAAAATACAAGCTCGGCTCAAAGAGGGTTACACGGTTGAAGATATCAAGACCGCTATTGTTGGGTGCTCTAAATCTCAATTCCATATTGAGGGCAATCATACTGATCTAACGCTAATTTGCCGCGATGCAACCAAGCTTGATCACTTTCTTGCCATGTCTAATCCAGCACAGGTAATAGCATGTCCTCAAATTGAGGATGTGCAGACCATTCCTGCTCAATACAAGGTAATTGAGGGGGATTGGTAATGTCATTTAATTCAAATATTCATGATGTGAACATGGAGCAATGTGTTCTTGCGGCTTTAATGGCTACATCCTTGTCACTTGAGTCTATTGGTCAGGAGTTGGATGCAGAATGTTTTTACTCAGATCGTCATCAACAAATATACAAGGCAATCGTAGAGCTTTCTGAAAGCAACCATCCTTACGATGTGGTTATGGTTAGTAACTACTTAAAGGGCAAAAATGTTTTGCATTTGATGGGTGGTGAGGATTATTTGATTCAGCTTATGCAGGATGCGCCAAGTAGTTTTTACAATGCTGAAAGTTATGTAACTCAATTAAAAAAACTCAAGACGCACCGAAAAATTGAGCAAATTGGTTTTCGCATTGCCGCAATGGCTAAAGACACTACAGTGCCAGACGCATTCATTGAAGCTGAAAATCTTTTGAGTCAAATCGATAAAACAGAAGATGGCGATATGGGCGCAAGCTTTGGTGATGCATTGACTAGCGCATTGGCGCAAATGATAGAGAAATCAGAGAAGAAAACTAAGAATCAATTATCTGGAGTTAGATTCAATCTTGTAACGCTCGATAAGATGCTTGGCACAGTACAAAACGGTCATTTTTGTGTTGTTGGAGGTCGTCCTGGTTCTGGTAAATCAACTCTGGCACAAATGATGGCAATTGATACTGCTATGGTTAAAAAGGAGGGGGTTCTTTTTATATCAGCAGAAATGGACAAAGAGACACTCTCAAACAGAATGTTTAGTTCACTTAGTTCTATTCCATATGACAACTTGCACAATGCAACACTTTATGACGGATTACTAAAGGAATATGCAAGGTATCGAGAGGTTTACAGCGGTCTACCAATTTGGATCGAACCAAAGCAGAAACCAAGCATAAGTGAGGTTAGAGCCTACGCGAGAAGAGCAAAGCGCCGTTTTGCCAAAGCAGGCATAAAGCTTGGGTGCATTATTGTTGACTATCTACAGCTCGTAAGAGATCCAAGCAAGAAAGATCGTTTTCAAGAAGTTGGCTCTATTAGTCGTGAACTTAAATCTATGGCTAAGGAGTTTGAATGCCCGGTTGTAGCGCTCGTTCAATTAAATCGTGAATCAGAAAAAGGTAAGAAACCGAAAGCTTCTGACATTAAGGAATCAGGGCAGATCGAGCAAGATGCAGACCAGATCATCCTTGTTAATCCATTAACTGATGACAAAACACTTCAACCTCTCGGGGTTACAGAATTAATTATTGCCAAAAATCGACACGGGAAAAGGGGGGCAGTCCGAGTTCAAGAGCATTTAGACATGTGTAGATTTAAAGCCATTCAGGAGCTAGAAGAATGAAAACATTCCTAATCATTATGACTGTTATCTGTATTGCTACTTTTATGGGACTGGTTGTAGCTGCAATAGCTGCAAAGCTGCACCAGTTTTCAGGAAGTCTAGCTAAATTTCGCTTTTCACTAGCCTTCATGGATATCACTTTTTTCTTTTTATGTGTATCGGCTCTGGCTGTATTTGATGGGGATAAGTATCAAGCGTTCTCACATCTAACCCAATTCTTGTTGGCTTTATACCTAATTTTTTACCGTTCTAATAAGTGGGAGCGCAAAGCATGAGCCATAAAATAATTAAACCCGACCTTGATTTGGTTTTTGCGAGATTTGCCATTTTTGGAATGTTGGCAAGTCTTTTTGCTGTTTCATATGTCAATGGTCATCCATCATGGCTGACATGGGTTGTCATGTTATTGGGTGTGTTCTCAATCTTTGAGACAGCGATTAAAGCTGATGAAGATGCATTGGCTGCTAATGGCCTTGCAAAGATTATTATCTCTCACTCTAGAAAACTTGCCTCAGAAAGGGATGAATACGAGTTTGTTGCTGAGTCATTAGATGATCTTTATGTGCGCGAATGCAAAAAGACGGATGAGCTTAAGAAATCAATACAAGGCAATCAGGGGCGTATTTCAGAACTTGAACGCTTAAACCGTGTAAAGGCTCAAGCAATTATTGATTTGCATCAAGAAATTACAGAGCTTAAAGCATCTCATCATGGTGAAGTGATTGGTCATGAAGTTCACTTAAAAAAGATCAAGCAAGAGCGTGACGAATTGCAAACCCTGTACACCCAGCAAGGCATAAACATGTTTAAGCTGCAAAAGCGGGTGGATGCAGTAATTATCGAAATTGAAAATATGTATTTATCAGGTGCCATTGGTTTTGACACGGTTAAGAAGTTAGAGCAAGCGCTCAAGGGGGAAGACAGTGAGTAATGAAGAATTATCCAAAATCGGAATGATGTTTATTCATTGGATTCAGGTTCATAGAGAATCTATCAATCGCTTTGAAGACTTTCGGAATTGTTTTGTAGATGACCCTGATGAGCCTGTGCACAGTAAAAAGGACTACAACAAAGCGTGGGAAATTCAGAAGGAGGCCTCTGTTTTGGGTAGTGAAGCGAAAAGACGCTATGAAACCTTACTTGAAGAAGTTGATCTTTATCTAGCGCGTGAAAGAACAGATGTGCTTAAGGAGAATGAAGCGTGAATTCAAAATTACATATCATGCAAGGTGTAGACTGGTCTAAATATGATTTGCCTGAATGGTTGCGCCAATTTGGTTATTGGCAAGGGGCAGTGATTCGCTTTGGTGGATCTACTGAAAATCCATTAGTAGGAGCGATTAAAAAAGCAAAACTTAGACTTAAGAAAGGGGATAGAGAAAAGATCGTTGCTTATTATCTCTGTGATGAAAATTTTATCGAGAAGCAATCTAAAAAACCTAATGTCTGTCAAATTACAGATGATGAAGCTAGGGCCGTTCAGCGCTTGATCATTGATATTTTAGACGGCTGCACTTCTGAGGCTATGCTTGATTGGATGGATGCAATTATAGAGCGTTATTTCAATCAAAAATCGTGGACTCAGTTAGTAACTCCAGAGCGAACGGCCATGGATGCAAAATACGATGTTCGTTGTGGCTTAGCAGCTTTGCACAATCGCTACCAGTTTATTAGATATAAAAATGGCTCAGTCTGATCTAACTATTGATATTTATTGGTAATTCAGATAATTGTATGAAGATTAAACAACGGTGAGCAAGAATGATAGAAAATCCGCAACATTTTAATTTAATAACAAATTTTGAAGAAATCACATCTAGACCTAATTTTGTTGAAAAAGTGACGATTGCTAGGGGTGAGGATGTTCAAAACACTATCTCTGATTTAGTTGGTTTTTATGTGCTAAGGGATTTTGTTAGTTGTGGGATTTCTAGTTGTGGAAAGAAACATCAAAAAGGTTATATCGCAGCGCTTCATGATGGCAATGAAATTATCATTGGCCATAGGTGCGGGAAAAAATACTTTGGTGTGACCTTTGATGAAAAAGCTAAACAGTTCAAGCATCTTAGAGACAATGCTAATCAATATCTGCAAATTAAGGCAATGTTTGAAAAGCTGCCACAGTTAAAGGAAAGTCTAGAAAGAATTTTGAACCAGTCGGGCAAAATGACATTTTTGCAAATAAAGATGGCAGTAAAGAGCTTTAAAGAAGATGCATTGGATTGCTGGATACGAATGAGAATTAGGCAAGAGGTAACAAGCAACGGATCTATTTTTATTGATGACTTCAAAACAAAAGAAGAAATCAATGCTGAAATCCTAAGTGGTAGAAAGAACATCTCAGACATCAAACGGGTTTTGGTCGCAAATATTGCTGAATATGATGTTATCGCCAATTGGCATAATGCTGAAAGGTTAAAGGACTACTTTGATCGTCTGTACAGGGAAATCAAGAACCCCAACCAAATGGACGGGGTGGCAATTAAGGCATTATCCAAAAAGCTTAGACAGCATGACCAAAATTTGAGGGAGTTGGAGGACTATATAAAAAGAGGTAATCGCTTATTTACCCCTGAAAACCTAGTTCAATTCGCCGTGTTATTTACAAAACCACATGATCAAAAAATTATTGAGAAATATGCAAATAATTTTGCTTGAGCACTTGACCCTGATCAGGGCTAGTGGTATTTTTGTGTTAAAGTTGTGCGAAGTGTAAGTAAGGTGCAACTAAATTAGTAAGTAACCCTTGCATCATAAGCAAGAAGGCGAAACTAGATTAAAGTCCATATATTAATGTGGACTTTTAACTTTGAGAAGTGAATTAAGCTGTATAGCGGATCGGGCATTCCTAGTCGTTCATTTCATCTAAGTTAATAACTTACGTTCAGCGAGAAAACGTAACTCGTTAATCTTCCGGGAAACCGGGAGTGCCAAATTATAAGCCTGTCATTGAGTTGATGGGCTTTTTGCGTTTTTGGAATAATAAAAATCTTATCTCGCGAGAGGTGCTTTGTTGGGGCACCTCTCAATTTTGCCGAACGGATTACGGCGCATGAAGCCCTGCCAAATGCTAGTTATTGGCGGGGCTTTTATTTTTTCGGGGGGTATATGACAGATATTGTTGAAGCGAAAAAGAATCTTGATAAATACTCAGAAGAGCTAAACCGCTATCAGAATTTGTCACGCACTGGGTTAAGCCGTGAAGAGATGCTTGTCATAGATCGAATCATTGTTCGACTGAAAAACCAGATTAATAATTTACGGTCCATGTTGAATGCGTGACTCCAAACGATTAGCCCAAGTACGCAAGCTGCCATGCATGAGATGTGGTGCACCAGCACCAAGCCAAGCCGCACACTCTAATTCAAGCAAAGACGGTAAAGGCAGATCTATTAAGGCTTGCGACTCCAAAACTATTTCCTTGTGTTTTTCCTGCCATCGTTTGTTTGATACCTACCAACTAGGCAACAGACAGGAAAGCGAAGAGCTATTTAATAAATGGCTTAAGCGAACCAACGCAATGCTTGAGTCAGAACAAGATTTATTTTGATAACCCAAATTAACCCATCAAAAGCGGTGGGTTTTTATTGGGTTTAATCCTGAGCCGTGAGGCTCTTTTTTTTATGTCCATAAAAGGAAGCGAGAAATGAAAACCAACCAGAAAGGCCAAGCTGATGTGGTATTAGCCGCACTTTGCTTTCTTGCCATTTTAATTGTCATTGTTTTGATTATGTTTGCATGGCCTCACTATAAGGTGTGGAAGCAGGGCATGAACGGTCAAGCACTATTGGCAGAAGCTGAACAGTCAAAAATGATTCAGGTTCAAACGGCGCGAGCTGAACTTGAAAGTGCCAAGTTACGAGCAGAAGCAATCAAAACTATTGGTCAGGCCGCAAAAGATTACCCGGAGTACCGTAAACAAGAGTTTATCGGCGCATTTGGTGATGCTTTACGTGATGGCAAGATTCAACAAATTGTATATGTCCCAACTGAGGCAAACATTCCAGTTTTAGAAGCTGGTAAACGTCCCGTTGTGGATGAATAAGGTATAGGTGGGAATATGGAACCAGCAACATTCCCAATCAATAGTTATTCAGGAATTGTTCAGGTAATTAACTATCTGAACAATAACCACTCCAAAGCAGCCGCAGAAGGTAAACCTTTAGTCGTTAGAATCAATCAGAAGGAAGACGACAGGAGCGCCGCACAAAATCGGCTTTACTGGGCTTGGCTTGAACAGATCAGGCAAAAGACCGGTAATTCAAAGGATGACCTTCATTTACTTTTTAAGAAAAAGTTTCTTGCCCGGATCTATGTTGAGGGTCGGCAAGAGACTGCAGAAAAGTACATGGCTTTGCAGAACTTTAAAGATGTTATTCAAGCATTCGATGGACCTAAGCGCCGTCAACTTGAAAAGGATTACCAAGTTTTGGTCAATACCTTCATTAAAGACCATCTGCAAAGCAAGAAGGCCACCATTAAAGAATTCACCAAATATCTGGATAAGATCAACATCTATGCACATAGAGACTTGGGCGTGATGTTGATTATCCCGGATGACCTTAAGTGGTGTTATCAAAATGAGCAATGATTCAAATTTGCAAGACGTGGTGCTTAAACTGATAGAGCAAACAAACAAGCTTATTGACCAAAACAATAAGCTGACTGATCACAACAATAGACTGATCGAACAGAATAGCTTACTCGTTCAAATCAATGCAGAACAATCCGCTCAGTTATCCGAAGTTCTATTAATGCTTGAAGATAGTGAACCAGCACAACGGTCAGGATCACTAGATGGGTGATGTTATGAGCACAAGTGAATGTATTAGCTTTCAAGAGGCAGTAGAGATTGGGCTTCAGAAAGCAGCGGATAGTGAAAGAATAAAGGCTGAGGTTCAAAGCATTTTACAAGAGTTGAATTCAGTAGCTGCAAAAGCAACTAACAGAAATTTCATTTTATTTGATTTGTCTGAACCGGAAGTTAAACAACTGTCACCTCTTAAATTTGACTTCAATAACTATAGCTTTCCTATCGCCGTAAGGTGTGGAGCATTAGAAGTTGAATGCAATAGCATTTGTGAACTTGTTGAGTCAATAAAGCAATTTCTAAGATCAGCCTATTTTGGTGACTTTATAAGGATGAATATCAATGCCTAGAATTGTATCGGTTATACCGCCTAAAGATGACTCCAACATTACTAAAGCACAGGGTACAAAAATATTGCTTGATAATGGCGAGTACCTACGATGTGCCCACAAAATCACTTTAGTAGCAGAAGTTGATTCGCCGTGGAAAGCAATCATTGAAGTGTACCCATCTAATCAAGAGCAAATTAATGCATTGCTTGCAGATGTTGAGGTTATTAAACGTGACCAAGAATACAACCGCTTGGATGAGATTGAAAAGGAAATCCAGCAACTACAAGACGAGAAGGTGCTCATTGAACGCAAACACCGTCCAGAAGTAACAGGGCTTTCAATAGCTGGTGTAGCGAATGTACCAATGGAAGGGACTTTCTTGGTTGATAAAGGTGAGAGAGTTTTAAAGCCGCCTAAGAACGATGCTTTAACGGAGTTCCTTAAAAACAACCCTTCTCATTCAACAATCATTCCACCAGTAACAGGGCTGGTGAAAGATGAACAGGGTATTGTTCGCACCGTTCCAGATTCCAAAGGTGAGCAAGATGATTCAGAAGAGCATTATTAATAATCGCTTGGGGTTTTATGGATTAGATGGTCTTGAACAGCCGCATTTAATTATTGAGCCAGAAACTCCAGAAGTCCAGCGTAAACAATTGGAACTCCGTTTAGTTAGATTGATCCAAGAATATCAACGCAAGGGTTTAGATATCGATTGGATATCAATTGACTTACTTAATGGTGTAGATGCGCGAGTAAACTTAAATGAAACTCCAAACATTCAAGAACAAGTTACAGACGCTACAGGCACCCGCACAAACCCAGAAGAACTCTAAACAAAACAATTGGGGTTCTGGTCGTGGTGGTCGTCCGTGGCGCCGTCTTAAAGCTAAGATTCATTTGCGTGATGAATGGACTTGTCAATGTTGTGGCATTGTCACTAAAGACTTAGAACTTGACCATATCTTGAATGTGGCAAGAGGTGGAACGGATGATGAATCTAACCTCCAGTCTCTTTGTGTTCCATGCCATAAAAAGAAAACCCAACAGGAGAGCCGGCAATGATTATTAAAGGTTCGATTAGTATTTCCTTTCATGGCGCGTGTAACTGCACAGGCTGCTTTTACACGCGTGAACATGGTGGCTATATGCCTTGTCAAAGAAACCGAAAGAACAAAGCAATTAATGGACAGCCAATCCAGCCGCCTAAGAAGCCGTGAGTAATTCAAAAGGTAGACTATGAATAATGATGAATTGTTGGAGCAACTAGGATCAGTTGCAAACTTCATGCGTGGTATGCAGTTTGATCCGCGGATTCCAGCAGATACTAAACAGGCGTTAATTGAACGTGCTGAAACAATTGATGAGCTTGTTCAAAAGTATTTAGACGAGGATTGCTAAATGATATCAGAACTTGTTTCTGTGAGAGATGCGAACACAGGCGCTGAGGTGTACTTTGATCCACAAGGGGTTGAAGGAGCCGTTTTCAATTGGAGTGGCAAGAAAGATTACGACCAATACATCTATCATGCAATGTTGTATATGCGAAGCGGCAATCTGATCAGTTTTGTTGTGAAGGATGATGGAAAGAAAAAGATTCTTGACCATATTCATGATGCACCAAAATGATGCACAAAAATCCAGCAGGCAGGGGGGGGAGGTCAAAAGTTCCAAGCGCTTCGCCGTTGGACACCGCCCCCCATCTCACTTATAAAAAAATTTCCCCTTTCATTAAAAGTTAAAGCAAAAGTTAAAGGTGATCCAATGGCATTAACCGAGAAAATGAAAAAGTTTGCTCGCGCCATTGTTGATGGTGCAACAAACAAAGAAGCTGCTATTTCAGCAGGTTACGAAGAAAAGACTGCTTCACAGCAGGGTTCAAAATTAAGAAATAATTCTGAGATTATTGTCTACATTGAAAAGTTAAAGGCTGAAAAAGAAGGCCGAACTTTAACTCCTGAGAAACCAAAAGTTAAAACTGAAAATAGTGGTGAATATGACAATCCTTTGAATGACGACGACTATGCAAAGGATGACCCACTTCAATTTCTAATCGATGTCATGAACAAAAGTGACGACATGTTCTTGCGCTTCAATGCAGCGAAAGCAGCCCTTCCATACGTCCACGGCAAAGTAGCTGAAAAGGGCAAGAAAGAAACCAAAGCAGAAACTGCAAGAGAAGGTAGTAAATCAGGAAAGTTTGCAACTTTAGATAATCAATTACCTAGTTGAGGTGAATATATGTTTGGAATGTTAGAAAGTTTGACCAAGGCAGCAGTTTCTGTGGCTGTCGCTCCTGTAACTGCTGTAGTTGATGCAGTAATGATTCCTATTGATGTAAGTGAAGATGGTGAAGTTTTTCAAAGAACTAAATCAACCCTTAACAATGCAGCAGAAAACTTTAGCGATGCTGTGAAGCCAGAGAACAAAAAATAATTATGCCGCCTTCGGGCGGTTTCTTATTTGATAGCCAATTGTAATGTCTACAGTGTTGCGCAGCATGGGGATGGACACACCCTCAGTTGGCTATCAAATAGGTTGTATATCAAGGTAAATTTATGACCGCAATGCTTCCAGAATGGACAACCGCTTGCCCAGACTGGGAGGAGCGTATTGTTGCTAAAAAGTCGCTCATGCCATGTGAGCCATTATTTCCACAAGTTGCAGATGTTGCTGAGCGCATATTTAAAGAA